GATGTCTTTGAAGTAAAGGATAATCACAATGGGTTACACTCCTGCTGGAAATCTACAGGGCAACCTTCCTCAGTCCACGGTAAAGTTCTATGACAAGAAGTTCCGTGAAAACCTCAAAGCGCAGACCCCGTTCGTAGCTTGCTCCGAGCGTCTGGACCTGCCAACCAAGTCCGGTAACCAGTACGAAATGTTCATGTACGTTCCTCTGGCTGCGAACACCGCGCAGACCAACGAAGGAACCGTGGGCAGCTCGATCTCCGTTTCCGTCCTTACCACGACTGCCACCATCGGTGAGTACGCTGACTACGCTAACTTCTCCAGTCTGTCTCTTGCTACGGCAATCGACAACACTGTTGAGAACGTCGCCCGTGAGCTTGCATACCGTCTTGGCGAGTCTTTGTCTGGTCTCGTCCGTGCAACCGCTGACGGCGCAGCCAGCGTTGACTCCAGCGTGCTTGTGCAGCTTGGTGCAACTTCGACCACAGCCTTCACCTCGCTGAGCCTGAACCAGATTCGTAACGCAGTGCAGTCTCTTGCTGGCCGTTCGGTACGTCCGTTCGACGAAGCAAGCAAGGCATTCTGCGGCGTCATTCACCCGTTCGCATTGGGCGATGTACTTTCGGATGTCAGCAACAACGCACCTATCGACATCTTGAAGCACACCCCGGTCGGGCTGATGAAGATGGAAGACCTCGTTTCGGTGGACTTGACCGAGATGATCGAACTTCCGTCCTCGGGCGTTCACTTCTTCCAGAGCAATCAGGTTACCACCACCCCGAACTACAAGGGTGTGACTGGCCTGACGGCGCTTCGTACCTACATCTTTGGGCGTGATGGCATCTACAGCATCAAGCTTGGAGCACAGGGCGACACCGAGTTCGGAGATGGTGAGTACCAGAACATCAAGTGCAACATTGTGCAGAACGCTGAGCCAACTGTTGCCGATCCTGAAGGGCTGATCCCCGGCTGGACTTCGTACCGCGTTCACTTCACGACTTCGCTTGGTCCTGACACGACCATCCGTATCCGTGAGATTGATGCGGCTTCCGCAATCAGCTAAGACACTGGCTCCTGAGACTAAAAACCTCGGGAGCCATTTCTTTTTGTATCGGATCACCAATAGAAAGGAAACATCAACATGAGTTATCCAGCAGCAACTAGCGGCCTCGGCATCCCAGCGCGAGTCGTAGTTCCCGGCAATGAGTCCCCAATCAGCAATAAGGTCGGACACAATCAGGTCACCATCTCCATCACTGGAAGCAATGGTTTCCCTGAGACGTTCCAGCTTGACCCGACGCTTGAGGATGCTTCCGGCAACGAAATCACCCCCGGCACCGTCTACACCCTGAGTGCAGCGGCGGCCAACGGAGTCTTCACCGGCACCGGCCTACCAGCAACGAACACCCTTGTTGGCAAGTCCGCAGTGACCGCAGGCTTCACCAACGCTGTGAACAACGCAGCCGGTATCGTGACCGCGAACACCACGACCAGCATCACCATCGACACAGGCACCACGACTGTCGCTGAGACCCACGCAGCAACAGCAACCGTACAGGAGACCGGTACCAATGGTTTCACGTACTTTGCTGACGGCGCGGCCTCGCTGACTTCTGGCACTGGCGGCGAGCTGCCTGCGGGCAGCACAGCCAAGGTTGTTTCCGTTTCCACCACTGGCGTTCTTTCAGCCAACGGCGTGACCGGTGGATCGACCGTCGAAGTATCGTATCCGTTTGCTAACGCTGGCGGGACGATTGTCGTGGCTGGAAAGACACTTCCTGCGCAGAAGGTTTACGCGGATGTGGCTGTCAACGTCGTACCGTAATTCAACCCAAACAGAAAGGCGGAAGAGGAGCCGCCTATTATGTCCAAAGAAGCGTACATCGATTCGCCCGCTTATGATAGCGCGGCCCGTCGCAACAACCGAGTGTTGCGTGCAGTAAATACAGTTCTCCGACGCAAGTCGGCTCAGCTTCGAGCAGAAGCAGACGAAGTTATCGCGGAGCTGTTCGACGCTCCAAGCGAAGCAGAGGTAGCATTGGAAAGACTCTGGAGGGAAGGCGGCTTCAGTAGTGAGCTACGACCAGAGAACTATGAAGAACTAGTTGATTTCGCGCTGAGAGCAATCGCCTCTTACGACCGCGTGCAAGCCGCAGCTAATTCCGATGCAACTACGAGTTCTACAGGCAACTGAGGCAATGGGACGAGGGTGGATTACCCAGTGTCCCTAGGCAACCTCACGCGCCTATCTCGCAGCTCTTCGACCGGCCAGTTGAAGATGCCGCGACTCTCTCCTACGAGAGTGATCGACTTCGTACGAGAGGGCACATTTTGATTCAAGAGGGGAGTCTTGAATGCAACCAGCAGTTACCGGCACGCACACAAGTACAGCAGCGCCTTGGGAGACATACGCAGCAGAGATGTCCACCAAGATGTCGAAGCAGCTTGAGCTTGCCGTAGAGGAGTACGCCGAGCGCGTATACGATTCGAACTTCGCAAGCAACGAGAACAAAGAAGAGCTTCACCGCCAGAAAGAGATGAACGACGAACTCTCTGAGCAGTACCAGTGGGCGACGAAAGAGGAGTACGATGACGCGCAAGCGCGTGTCGGAACCCCAATGACGCACACAGAGTTTATCAGCCGTCTTCGTAAGGCCGGTGTAGAGTGCCACTACAGACAGCACGTCCACCTAGATAAAGCCGACCTCTATGTCGCGCTCACTCCGGGCGGAGAGCAGACCGTACAGTGCTGGGTCCAGCAAGGATGGATGCAGGAGCTTTCGGTTCTCAACTTCGATGACCACGGCGTACCACTGGCCGAGCGTCGGCGCGGGTGGCGCACACCACTTCTTCAACTAATCCTCAAGGGCATCATCACTGAGGAGAAAGCGAATAAGCTCTTCGGTCGGCCTAAGGTCACCGACGCTTACCACCGCTACAACGCATCGCTTCAAGCGTTCCGCAACAACGGCAACAAACTCACCCTTCACGGTGAGGAGTAGTACATCCTAAAGGAGGATAGGTTTTGAGCGAACAGGTTTTGAATGACATTCAATTGGAGAGCAAGGCTAAGGCCGAGCAGGTTCTAGCATCTCTCGCACCAAAGGAAAAGGAAGCACCCAAGGCCCCGGTGAAGTCAGCCGCGACCAAGACTCTCGAAGAGCTTGAGATCGAGAGCAAGCAGCTTGAGCTTGAACTAAAGAAGCTCGAACTTCAGGAGCGCAAAGCTAACCTCGAAGACATCAATGATCGTCTCGCAGAGCGAGAGCTAAAGCGTGCGAACATTCGCCAAGAGGCGTACACCAAGGGCGCGACCATCGAGTCCACTCGCAAGAACGAAGCGATGCAACAGAATCGTTGCAACCACCACAAGGGTGGCAACGGAGCTGGCGGCGTCGTCGGCGGAAAGGGTGACTCACCTGACTACGCAGTACTGATGCACACGTTCGCAAACGGCGACACATGGGTGCGATGCCTGCGCTGTGGTAAGACTTGGAAGCCCCCAGTCAAGTCCGATCACAAGACTCAGGAATCGTACAACGCAGCTCTTGCAATCTACAAGCAGGCAGTCAACTTCCAAACGAAGAACACTCCTTCAAAGGGCGTGATCTTCCAGTACTCTGACGGTGGCGAGTTCTACCGTGAGAACACCAAGAACGCAACATTGCGCTAAGGCGCAGACTGTGAAAATCAAGCAGGCACCGTGACAGCCGGTTGCTCAATTCGGAGAACACATGCCTAATAGCTCGATCACTCTTCAGGAAGTTATGGACGACGCAGCAACTCTTGGAGACGTATCTCCTGCCCTAGCTACAGGCGGTTCTTCCCAAGGCCCAGCCCTTTCAATTGCAAACGATGTCATGCAGGCGCTCATCAACGGCGGCCCGCTTGCACAGCCGTACAACTGGAAGTGGAATCGTGCCAACCTACCTCAGTTCTGCACCATCTCTTATCAGCAGGACTACTTCATCCCCGGACTGGTGAACCTTGGCTGGCTAGAAGCAGCGTGGGCATCGCAGATCAATCAGACTTCCATCCCAAAATTCAAACAGCCCGTCGAGGTCAACAAAGACCTCATGGTCACCTATGACCAGACAGGCTACCCGGCTAAAATCTGCTGGCTCCCAAATTCCATGCTGGAAACTGGAACGTGGGGACAGACACCTCTCGGCCCGACCACGGACAACCCCTCAGGCGACACTACGTCTCTCGGGCTTGGGCGCGGCGGCCTTCAGAACCCCGGCCCCGGCGTAATCTATACGTCGCCGTTACTGACGCTGCAAACCCCGACCAACGCAACTACATGCATCACAGACCCGAACGGTAACCTGTGGGCGCTGACCACCTTTGGAACCTGCGGGAACACGCAACCAGACTGGCCAACTAACCCGGCGTATCCAACGGTCAAGAGTCCAAACATCACGGCAACGACCGTGCAAGATGGCACTGTAGTCTGGACGGCAATCAATCCATCAGGTCAGGGCCTACGACTGAACCCCATCCCTCCCCAGAACGGTACTCAGTGGGTCATCGTATGCCAAGGACAGAAGAAGGCTCCTCGCTTCTACTCTGTGGGCCAGACATTAGAACCACTCCCTGACGATTTCGAATGGGCCTTCAAACAGGGCTTCTTCGCAGAGTGCTATCGCCGTAACCCTGATCCCAAGGTCCGAGCGAAGTACACGATGGAGCGTCAGATATGGGAGCAGGCTCTCGACAAGGCAGTACGTCAGAGCGACCGCGAACAAGACAACTACGGCTTCTACCCCGGCACTTCTGTCATGGATAGTTCATGGGGCACTAACCCAACCTCTCCTGCTAACCCCTACGGGCCTTGGTAGGAACTAACTTGAAAGGACTTATAATTACATGGCAACAGTGTACGATTCGCTAAGAGACGCGCTAGGCAATAGCAACGCCAAGCCTAGCAAACAAAAGTCGAACGGAGATAATGACTACGACGACAAGGACGCAGGATCAAACGGAAAGCTAGTGGATGGACTCACTGAAATTTCAGCGTCTATAACTGCATTGTGCCTTCAGGTGGGAGGGTTCAGTAAGAACCTAATGACACCGGCATTCTATGAGAATCATTCTTTTCTGAACCTCATACAGCAGATGCTTATAGACCAAAAGTACGCAGTCGATGAGGCTATACGCACACTCTATGGGTGGGCTTTGGTGGACATCAAGGACATAGCTGAAAAGTCAAAGATAGAGTCTCCTGACGATGACATGCGCGATCCTGCGGGTATAGTAAAGCACCTCATACCGCAGTTCAAAATACTTGTGTCGTTGTCTCAGACCAATTGGGGTATGGCCATAAAAGCCAAGAACCCATCTATCGTAGGGTTGAACATAGCCCTCAGCGGCAAGCTTACTCACTTTCTGTGGGAGCTAGAGGCCATAGCACGTAAGGCAAGGGCATAAAGGGAGTAACGACTGATGTCAGCACCTAGCAGCAGCATCCGACTTCTCGACACTATCGAGTTCGCAAAGAAGCTCAACTTCATGCGCGACAGCGCGACGGGCAACTTCATCGAACCGGCCAAGACATCGGCCAACATGGTCAAGCAGACAATGCTTGGTGCGCCCTTCATCTGGCGTTGGAACCGCGTGGTCACGGGCTTCATCGCCGTCGCCAACCAGCAGGACTACACCCTCTTCAACTACACCGCGAGTGCAGCAGTAAAACTCGGATGGTTCACTGTGGATGATGCCGGTAACTCCCAAGTCTGTACGACAGCGGGTACGACCGGCTCTTCCTCTCCTACGTGGAATCACACAGCCACAGGCACTACGACTGATGGCTCTGTGACGTGGACCAACAAGGGCAATATCGGTGATCCACAGGTCGAAGGCGAATACACGATGGCATGGATCGAGAACGGTGCCGTCATGGACACCACCTCGAACGGGCCGATATGGAAGCAGCTTCAGACCAAGATCGATCTATCAGTAGAAGAGAAGATTGCCCGTCCCACGTACGTGTCGGCGCAGTTCGATGACGGCAACGGTAACCTAACGTTCCGCCTTATGCCGACACCCGACAAGGCATACCCTGTGACGCTACAGATGCAGGCTAAGCCCTCGCTCTTCACGAAGACAAAGCAGACATGGGCACCGATCCCCGACGAGTACGCGCATATCTATAACTGGGGTTTCCTCAGCCTGATGTGGCTCTTCGCGGACGATCCTCGCTTCACTACAGCGAACGGTAAGTTCATCAGCAGTCTGCTGGCTACGAACACTGGCCTAAGCGAGACGCAGCGCAACATCTTCCTTCAGAACTGGTACTCTATCACTGGCCAGCCGCAGGCGGAGCAAATCAAGGTCACGCAGGCCGCGCAAGCAATGGGGTCATAACATGCCACGAGTGCCGTTTCCCGTCACCAACTTTACTGATCTTGATGGGTCGCCACTCTCTGACGGTTACCTCATCATCCGCGTAACTGAAGACACACAAACCCCGGACGGCGGCCAGCTCTGTGCTGGAGCTGTCGTCCAAGTAGACCTCGACTCAGGCGGCAACGTAGAAGGCTCCCCAACATTCTGGGGAAACAACGCCATGCTACCCAACACGACGGCCTACCTTCTGAACTCGTACAACGCGGACGGTCAGAAAGTTCTAACCAATCTCTACATTGTCGTGCAAGGTACCGGCCCGGAAGCGGGCTTCGGTGAAGCCTTCGGCAGTGAGTTTGCATCCTAAGGAGTTTCAATGGCAGTCGATCTTGGCCCTCGTCTGGGCTTGCTTATCAACGCGGACATCGGGGAAGCGTACTACGACCAGTTCCGACCCTTCCTTCGTGCTATCGATGCCCTCCTTCTGGGAGCAGTCATCAACACGACCACCACAGCCCCGCCAAGCTCTCCGTCGAACGGGGATGCCTATTTACTCAAGGGAACCCCCTCGGGCGCGTGGACGGGCCAACACAACGCGATTGCGGTATGGTCTACAGAGATAACCCAGAGCGGAAATAACACCAAGGTGCCGGGGTGGGAGTTTTTCCTTCCCAACGCCGGGTGGACCGTATGGGATACGGCGACGAGTACCCTACAGGTATTCTCGACCGGCACATGGGTCAACATCCTAGCCAACGTTGCATTGCTCAACGTTGATAATAACTGGACAGCCACCCAGACGTTTGAAGACGGATGGACTTCTGCTTCCGACGTTTCAATCTCCACGGCATCGGCGGCGACGAGCAGCGACAACCAGAACTCACCTGTGCTTGGACTGACGGGTGCATATTGGAATGGCACTGCATCAGCGCCAGACACTTGGTCTGTACAGGTTCAGCCGGGTACGGGAACCGACCCGACCAGTACTCTGTTCTTTAGTCACACAGGTTCAACTGGCACAGCTATCGTTCAGTACGCCACTGATGTTTTTGCCCTTGACTTCAACGGCAATAATGGTGACTTCAACGGTAACGTAAGTTGTGGAAGCCTATTTGCTTCCAATCAGGCGTTCCTCTATAGCAGCAACACAGCGACGGGCAGCAACAACCAGAACGCTGCTCCTCTGATCTTCCAGAGCAATTACTGGAACGGCTCAGCGAGTGTGCCGGACGACTGGCAGTTCGCCGTAAATCTTGGGACGGGTGCGAATCCCACCTCAACTCTGATCCTTACGCATACGAATGCATCCGGCTCAGGATTTGAGTTTCAAGTGCCGAACATTAGCGTTCAAGGAAACATCCAAGGCGCGTCCCTTGTGGTCCAAGGTGGGACACAATTTGATGCGGGGTTCTCCTCGCTAGGCACCTCAGTGCTAACCGCAGTGAGTGCAACCAGCACTAGCGGCAACATGGCGGCCCCTGAGTTCCGACACGCCAACCAGTATTGGGACGGCAGTGCATCGCAGTCCGACAACTGGAACTGGACATGCACCATCGGCACAGGCACGTCACCGACCACGCAGCTCACACTGCTTCACAATGGTTCCCCCGGCGATGCTGAGTTCCACGTACCAAACTTGAACCTTGACTCTGCTGTCACAGCGACAACTGCCACCGCAGGTAGTGAGACGCTTCCCTCCAACCCGCTTGGGTTCTGGGAGACAACGATCAATGGCACCACGGTGAAGATTCCGTACTACGCAGTATAAGGAGCGACATGGCATCACTCAACGAAATCACAGGCGGAGCTTTTCAGGATGCCTTGGGCAACGCTCTCGCGGGCGGCTCACTCATCTTTGAGTTGAGCCAAGACGCACAGGTCAACGACACCACACAAGTCGTGTCCGGTTACAGGGTGACGGTGGACCTCGACGGCAGCGGCAACGTTGTCGCGGGGTCTGAGGTATGGCCGAACGACGTGCTCCTTCCCGCCAACACGTACTATAACGTGACGGCCTACAACGCGGACGGCCAGCGCGTGTGGGGACCGAACCCACAGCAAGTCATAAGCACGCCGTCCCCATTCAACATCGGGACTTGGGTGCCGCAGCAGATAGCAGTGCTACCACCAGCGCAGCTCGTCATTGCAGGGACCACACTCGCTACCACAGCAACAGGTGGGGCTGAGACGCTGCCCGCTAACCCAGTGGCGTTCTTGCCAGTGCTCATCAACGGCACGTCGTACAAGATAGCTCTCTATGCCGTCTAAAGGAAACCATGCCTAATCTTCTAGGACTCGCGGGCGCACAGCCTCAAAAACAAGTACGCTTCGCGCCGATCTACACCGGTCGTTGGTCCTCAGGTATCTGGACGAACCGAAGTCCTCTGCGTGATGCAGCGACCACTCGTATCGTAGAGAAGTTCTACGGTGCCAATGGTGACGCTCTGATAGCGGGTGTCAACGTAGAGGTAACTAACAAGCTTACCCTAGCCCGTCGCTATGGCAACTCTGTCTACGATAACAACGGATGGAATGACGTAGACAGTTTTTATAACTTCCGTCTCTTCAGCCAGACCGATGAGCAGATCAAGATTATGGTCGATCAGACCTCGGCTCTCTACTCTTTGTATCAAGGGGTAAAGACCCTTGTATGGACGAAGACCAGCTCTAACGCGGGACAGTCGTACATGCAGAGCGTAGGGAATACGCTCTACTTCGGCAACGGTATCGATCAGAAGAAATGGCTTCAGACTCTCGTAGTGTGGGCAGCCGACACGAACTGGACCGGCAACGGCACCCCGCTCGACACTACCTTCCTCATCGACCCTAATGGCAACATTCAGCAGCTCACGACCGCAGGCATCTCCGGGGGCACCGCGCCCACATGGAACCCGCAGGTACCGGCTGAGGGAAACAACTTTCAGGGAGGTCTCACAACCGATGGTACTACTGTCTGGACTAATCGTGGCAACCCTCTTGAGAATTGGGGAATTGTTGCTCCTACGGGCACGCTTACACCCGTGGTTGGATCGTCACGAGTAGCGTGGACAGCCAACACCTCGTACTCTCTTGCTGGCGTAATCATCGACACCAACGGTAATCTTCAGCAGGTATCCACAGTCGGTATGTCTGGTACGGCAACTCCGACATGGGCAACCAGTGTTGGGAGCACGACCACGGATGGTACCGCAGTCTGGACTATGATTCAGACCGCAGCCTCCCTAGTATGGGAAGCTCACACCGCGTACGCTGACGGGCACTTTGTCATCGGTAACGCAGCGGGCACGAACAGCCTGTTTCAACTTTCGACTGGGCAGACCGTAAACATCAACAGTGGTAATGTCTCGCAGTACTTGTACAACGCGGGGTCTATCTCCGGTACGATTCAGCTCTACAACCCCGTGACCACTGGCAGCGCCATCGCCAGCTCAACCTCGTTGGAAAGCTTGTCGATGACCGGCATCCCGACAGGTTCGGGAGCGCAGGAGCAGTGGAACAACTTGAACGGCGCGGGCGAGACGACAGGGACTCAGGTTCCTTTCCCATCGATCCAGCATGACTTCCAGTCCATCATCCTTGGCACCTTCAACGTTCCTGTTGCAGGACAGT